CTATTAAGAGTGGTTCACCATTCTCAGTAGTAAGTGTAGTGTTTCCTGCTGTATTGTCAAATACAACAGAAGGGGATGTACTAATTTCACCTTCGCAAATCTCATTAATTGCGTCTTGATCGTAAATCTTAGCAATACCCCAAACTTCGTCACCTTTAATATAAGGTAACATAATACTTCCAACTGCTCTATCTTTGAATTCTTTTCCATTCAATACAGCAGTTTCAGGATGATCCATAATCACCATTAAACCATTACATCTTCTTAAAAACTCATCATTCAAATACAGTGATGAATCTCTCCAAACATATTCACCTATAGAACCTCTATATGCTAATCCAGTTCCAGTAATGCGAATTGCCAATAGCATAATATTCGCATACATTTGTGGACTTGGCAAAACATTTGCTTTAACTAATTCTGCAACATCTAATTCAGTTTTAATGCTTGCTACTTTCATTGCTATTTCTAAACCGGGGTGCAATGGCTGTGGTGGTTGATTAACAGGGCACCAATCATATCCAGTAGATTCATAATTTAGTTTTACATCGCACTTTTCAAAACCTCTTGCAATGTAAGTACAAAATTGACCATCATCATGCAATACTTCTAGCTTGCCCTTGTAGTCAATTCCTGTTTCCTCGAAACATTCTCTACGAGCACATTCTTCTAAACTTTCATCTTTTGGGTTCTGATGACCGCCGGGTACGCACCATGTGTAAGGGTAATCTCCGCCATTGCCTCTGCGAATCATTAAAACTTCGCCACCATCAGTTAAAAATAATATTCCTGAAGCTCTACCTTCTGCTCCAGCATCTTTAGCTACAGGCTTGGATTCTTGAGCAGGAACTTGTTCCCCATGAATATCTGAAATACTCATTGCTGAATCAGGTACACAATTAGGAACTTTTTTACCATCTTTTTCTTTCATACCTATTTGATGATAATCTTCCCAGCATGGATCTTCATCAGGAATAGATTCTGCGTAATCAATAAGGGCATCTATGATATTAGTTAAATCATGTTTAACTTCATCAGCGTCGCATTTCCATTTACGCAAAGATTTATTAATTCTTGAATCAGGGTCGTTAGCTGTCTTTTCTGAAGTTAATTTTTCTTTCATGCCCTTCATGCGGGCGCAAAATGACTGCTTGCGAGAGCCACCTTCAGGTTGAGGCGCTTTTAAATGCGCGCCATGTTCTCTATTGTAAGATTCGCGGCCTTTTTCATTTAAACCGCCATTTTTATTTTTACCTTCTTTAGTTTGCCATGCTTCAGAATCAGATCCAAAACGAGGAACTGGCTCGCCATTTCTAACCATAACATCATCAGATTGCATGGCTTTTTGAAGATAATTATCTACTTTTACACCTAAAATTTTACGGCTGATCGCTTCTATCTCATGCCTAATTGAAGCAAGTTGATGCTTCGCTTCGCTTAATTCAGAGCTTTCATCTTCTATAAATTCAGGGGTACTTAATGGGGTAGGTTCTTCGGGAATTTCATCAGTAGAGTGCTTAATGAATTTTTTTGCCACTTCTTTAGGGATGCCAATATTGCTCTTACCGCTTGCGGCAGCGTACATAGCTTTTCGTTGGGCTTCTGACTCAAATGGCATATATAAAACCTACTGTTGTTTCTCGGATTGTAATTCTTTTTTACCTTTTGTGGTTAAAAAATCTTCAGGTAAATCTTTTATTTTATAAATATACACATAACGACACCTACAAAAAACAGCTTCTCCGGGCGCTATGACTTCATCAGTATATCCATTAACTGCTTTTATTAAACGCTTTTCAACAGCCCAACTACCTCTAACCAAATAAATAATGCCATCTAACTCTTTGTGATCTTCTCGATAATTGTAATTTGCTTGACGCCAATTGCTATGCCATCTTGCTGCAATTGCGCCGTTATCTACCGCTACAATCTCATTAATATTATTAATCAATTTATGTGTTTGGTCAATAATGACTCTACGTTCTTTAAAGTCAATAGTGGCCAAATCTTTTCGTATATTTTTCTTTTCTTTTTTCTTATCTACAATGTCAGTTCCGCCGATAGGGATACTGGTAGCCCAGCCAGCAAAACGCCTTAAAGTATTGCTAATAGTTTCTTCGCGATTATATTTTATTAAGTTCGCTGAAGCCATGATGCGTCGATCAAGTTCAGCGCGGAGTTTAGGCTTTAATTTATCGAGAGTAAATTTAGAAACATTGTCATTAATTAATCCGCCTTTTGTAACTAAACGTGAATAAGCTTGACCTAAAGAGCGCTCAATTTCTTTTTGCATCTCTTTTTCTGTAATTAACGATTTTACGGCGGCTTCGCGTAGTTTTTCTATCCAAAAATCAAGTCTTTTTTGGCTGTCAAAGCCATATCGCATAAAATCGGCGATGGCTGCGGTGACTACCTCATAAAAAGTCACGTTTAATCCTTGGATGGTGGCTCAGTTGGTGCGGTTAGTGGAGTAGGTGGTTCATATTCAGCGATGGCTTCAATATCCAAATGCATAGTGCTTTTAAACATATCAGGCATTTCGGCCAAATTGTCTTGCGCCCACTGAATTGCTCTTGCTCTATTTTCGCCATCAATGACAGGTAAGAGAGTTCTAAGCATTTCAGTCATACCTTTGAGTTTAACTTCATCAGTTTTCACGCGTTCAGAAACAGGTTCTTCCATTAAACTTTGCCAACTAGGCTTAAATGCATCCTTCCAACTGTAGAAAGCTTCTTTATATGTCATATTGGCATACTTGTCAGGGTACGCTTGTTTGACTGACTCATAAAATTCTTCATTCCATGCGCGGTGTTGTACTATATTGTCAAAAAAGTCGAACAAAGTTTTCATGTCGGCTCTTATTCCTTCGACATATTGCACAATAGCTTTACTATCTTCTGTACCTTCACCAAAACCATTAGTAAATGCTTCATCTTTAATTAACATAGCAGGTACATCTGAAGCAGCAGCAATATTGGCAATAATGTTATCTCTTGCAGTAGTCATTGCTGTATCTGTATTATTTAAATCTACAGATTCAATATCTTCATCTACATCAATACTTAAAACATTACCTGTAGTACCCTGTTGTAAATACGTACGTTTAATACCCGATGCAATTTGCATTGCCCGATTGACAATTGACCCAGCTTGCTTTTGTTTAATAATTAAAAGTCCAGCTTTCATTGTCACCATGTCATCGGTGATCATGGACTGAACAAAAGATTTTAGAGGATAGAGCGCTCTTTGAAAAACTGAACGGCCAGTAAAACCATACGCTGAAGATTGAAAACTTAAATAGATGGGCGTATTGTTAAACACAACCACAGATCTACTTGGGTGATACGGCTGNCCGGCGGCAGTTACNAAAGGNAATGGTTTTTGAAAGTCGGGCGCATTAGGGTTTTGATTAGTAACAATGGATCCTGCAGTATTTAGCGGATCGAGTTGATTAAAATACAAATTTAAATACGGCAATTTCCAAGGATCAATCGGTTCTGTTGTAGGTATGTTCTCCGCCCCAACGACAATGGCGGCCGCGCCATATACTCTTTTTAAATATGTTACGTCGCGAATGTGGTTTGTTGCACCTAATGAATCCCACTCTCTTTGAAACGCATCGGTTAGCATTTCTTTAGGTTGAGCGTCGATATTGATACTTCTTGGTTTAGATAAAGCTAAAGTAATCGGTTTTTCAATTAATTTACCAGCTAAAGGATGATATTCCCAAATGGTTTTGCATAACTCATATCCAGCGGGAGTGCCCGGCTCAATAGTTTGAGCACTTAAAAGTTGCATTAACTGTGATGGTACTGATGAATTAGTAACTGATAGATCAGACATAATTACCCTTTAGAATCCTAGTTTATTTCCAACGCCGATAGCGATACTATACACCACCGCATCGAGCAAGTCATCAGCCCTTTTATGAGCATCTTTATCACCAATTCTGAACGATGCTAATTGATTTAGCAAGTGATTGCGCGATGAACCTTTAAAATTAACAGTTTTATCGTAAGCAAACTCGCTTATTTTTATTTTTTCTTGATGATAGTAACCTGACACATCGATAGCGCGTTCGTCTTTTCCCATCTGCGTTAGTTTGCTGTCAATCTCATGCACATTCCACCCCCGACTGCGGCCTTGTTGCAAAAGTATCGTGCCCGCCGCCGCATCTTCGATAAATGTTCCAGCCACGCCGTATCTTGCTCTTGTTAATCTAGCAAATTCTTCCAAGCGCATAAAAACGCTAGGCATATAATTTTCTAATAAAGAGCCATCAATTTGAATAATGTCCCAATCCAAGATAGTCAGCGGTATGCCAAGCAACTCATTGTAAGCACAATAGACGATGGCCGTTCCGTCGTGATCTTTACCGCCTTTTACAGCGCAGTCCATCACGGCGAACACAGAGTCACAGCGTTCGGGGTAGGGTACAGGGTTGTGATTGACTAATAATTTATCAATTGCAAAAAAGGCCACGCCTGACCAGTCTACAAACTCAGCCAAATACTCTTGCTTAAAGACTAAAGGGTGGTTGCGTACTCTTTCGCGTTCTAACTCATCGAGAGGAACGTATGGGTTGGTGCTAGTGGGCGCATGGAACGAACTAAATCCCATATCTTCATCATTACACGCGGCGTAGAAAAAATTATCAGGATCCACGCCGTTCGGGGTAGAAAATACCCAAGCAATCCCGCGAGTAGTTAGCATGGTTGGCTTGATTGATTTGAACCAAATTTCTTCTTTCATCTGCGGTGATTTGGTAAAGCCCGCCTCGTCAATCAGCACCATGTCATACTCACGGCCTCGGCCAGCGAGTTCGTTGTCGTTTAATGTCCAAAAATCAACTTTTCCGCCATTAATTAATTTCATCGTGCCATCGTTGCGATTGGCGGTTTTTATCACGGGATCAAGAATATCGCGCAAATGATCCCAAGGTTCAGCTAACTGCTTATGTTCCGGTGCAAAAATTCCAATTGACTTGCGATTACAGGCGTTTTTGGCAGCTAACCATTCTAAAAAACGCGTTTTACCCCATCGCCTACCGCAACGCGTAACATTTAATCGATTTTGCTGGTTAAATAAAGCTTCTTGTCCAGTATGTAAAACGGGCAATACTACCCGTTTGATATTTTCTGTCATTAGTTTATTTTAGGCTCCGGCAGCGCATTTTCTACAATAATGCGAATATCTTGAGAGCTATCACCATCCGGTTTAGCCGGTTTCCAGCCATGTAAGTGTGTCATAATTACTGTCGCCGCTTTAGTATCGCCACTTAATGCATTTTTCATCAATGCGCCGCTAACTTCCGCTTGATTTACCGCACGTGCGTACGTAATCATGTTCGCTGCGCGGTCGTCGGCAGCGCACAAAATAGCAAAATCTGTAGGTAAATACCCTGACGATAGTGCTAAAGCATCGCCTGTAAGTCCTCTGTAAGCACTATCATAGATACGCTCTAAATCTTCTTCCGTTGCCGTTATCTTTTTGGCTTTAAAGTCAATTGAGTAAAATAAAGGGTCGGGTGAAAAACGATTTTTTGTACTCATAATAACTTCCCGCTATTTAACAAATATGTACGATATTAGCATAAAGGTTAAAAAACGCCAATGTAGGTTTATAGTGTAAAAGAATCTTTTACAGTATATTTTTTAAAAAATTTTTTTTGGCTTTTTTCTAAAAGGCTTTTAGCTAATGGCTAGGTGCAAAAAGGCATATAGCCACGCAGCGGTGTGGGTAGAAAAGGAGGGGGAGGCTCATTCGATTTTGATAGACTAAAAAATCCCTTTATAATCAATAACTTACGGCTTTTAGCCCGCAAGCCGTCGGCCGCAAGCCCCTAGCTAAAAGCTAAAAGCCCCCGCCCGCAAGCCGTAAACTCTAGTAAAATCAATAACTTAGGGGCTAGATAACGCCGCCCTATTGGTATTGTCAAATTGTCATAAGCCTTTGAGCCGATAGCATGAAGTTAAAAACTAGGGGCGTGAAAATTAAGGGCTAGGGGGCGGGGGTAAAAAATTAGTAAAAATACATTAGCCCCCTAGCTCTTAGCCATAACTTTTTAGCCTCTAACCCCTAGCAAAAATCCCCTAGCACGGCCAAAAAAGCGCCGCCCTATTTATTGTCATATTGGCAAATTGTCATTACGTAAAAATTGCTCGCTATAATTACACAATAATTTTATACTGTATATATATACAGTGGTATTTTTAAAATCTAAATAAGTAATAAACATAACAATTTAACCAATTAGCCCCGCTTCCCCGTATGCTATAAAGCCCCGTCCATTGTCATAAGCCCTATTTTCATAACCTAAAAATTGACAATAAAAACCCCTATTTTGCCAATACTCGCAAACCCCACGCCATAACAATTTAACCAATGCCAAAAATAAAAAACAACAACAACAAAAATATTTTGACAATTTGACAATTATTTAAAAAAAGCGCTTGCAAACTGTAAAAAAATCGTTTACATTAACAATATGGCGCAAGTAAAACGCCATAACAATTTAACCAATATAGAGGGCTTAGCATGATAGATAAAATTTTTTATTACTTAATGGCCGCAAGCTTTACGGGCTTGTTTTTATGTTTAATTGAAATGTTTACGAGGGTATATAAATGAAAACAAAAATAATCGATTATATATTAGGCGGCCTATTTATGGCCATAACGGGCGCGCTATTGGCCTTAATTTATATCTATAAAACGGGGGGATTTTAATCATGTCTTTACTTCAAGAGATAGCAGCGCACGGCCTCGCGTATTGCGCCTATAATAACGCGCTTACTAATATCGAACAAATAAGCGATACGCAAAAATTACGGATAGCGCAAGCGATACTGTCGGATATATACCATAAATATGATCAAGATAATCACTATTCGATCAATAGCGCGCTATCATGCGCGGATTCATGCATTATCGAAGTAATTAACTTTATAGAGGAAGCGGCCTAATGTATATCGTATTTTATTCAATTCAAGGCGAGGAATATTCTATCCGCTTCAATACATTAGAGGCGGCGCAGCTATTCGCGCGCAAGTATAACGGCAAAATTCAAACCAATTAAACAGAAAAGAGGGCGTAAAAATGAGCGATAAAACGAATGATTTTAAATTAAAAAATACAATCCATAAAATGTTAATTGAAAACACGGGGCGGCATTTTTTAGACAGTGGCGGCGCGTATGGCCGCCTATGGGAAAAGAATCAAGGTAAAACCTTAGGGGATTTTCAAAACGAAGCGCCCGCCTACTTGGATATATCAAGCGGTGTATATAACGGCGTGAAAAGCTATGATTTTAGCGTGGGCGTTAGTTTATACCATAAGCTTGTAGCGTGCTTAGAATTAGATCAATATTGTATAGAGTTTAATTCTTTGGCCGTTGATAATTGGCAAAATGATCAATTTTACGGGGTTAGCGATAGCGGCGGGGAATGGCTAGAAAATAAGGGCTTTACAGAATCGCGCGAATGGTTTACGGGCGGGTTTAATTCTTACAATTTTAATTCTAACTTATCGCAAGATATTCAAGGGCATATTTTAGACAGTGAAAACGGGGATAAATACGTATTACTACAAATTCACGGCGGTTG